TTCAATGTTTGATAGCGTATTATTATCGGCATCTATGCTCTTATTTGTTAAAGTGTCTGAAGTTGCACGACCAACGAGAGTATCGGTTGCACCTGGTAAGGTGATTGTAATATCAGATCCTGGATCACCTGGAGTAAGTGTCAATTCATTTGCATCTGCACTTGATCCTTCAAAGATAAGATCGGTAGTAATAGTTGCATTCATAGCAACAGTATCGGAAGCTGCATCTCCAATAGTCGTATTGCCAGATCCCACAAAATTAGCAAAGGTTGCAGTTCCAGTTCCAGTTATGTTCCTTATACCAGTCAAATCCTTGTTGGAATCTGTTGTTAAAATTTTACTCGCTTCAGCCGTTCCGAGTGTAGAAATATTACTATAATTTAATTGTGCAGCTGAAGCCGTTACTAAAGTTCCTCCGAGCTTTAGGCCGTTACTTCCATCGTGGGAAGCTATGTCGAAATCGTAAGAGCCGTCAATAATCTGAACGGCTGTTGTTGAAATTTTTAGTGGTGTTGCAGTACCATCGCCATCATAAACCGATGTTAAGGAACTATCAACTCCTCCGTCAATATGTAAAAGCTGTAAATATCCAGTACTTACTGCAACATTGGTTAAATCAATCGCCATAATATTTCCTTGTCTTAATAGAGGGAGGCCATAAAGACCTCCCCCTTAGTTAATTAATCCGATTAAGGATTGTTGAAGTTTACTACCTGACCAGCTGCATCGCCTGCTGCTTGAGATAGTGATGCTCCAAATAGAGTATCCACAACAACTGATGTTGCCAAATGATCAATGTCATAAGCTGACTGAACTCTTGGCTCCATATTCATTCCGAACAATACGGAATCTCTTGTAAAGATAGTTGCTGTTTCATCACCAGAACCACCATCATCATCCCAATCTACTGAGTTGTAAACTGGCATACCATAGATGATACCAAGATTACCAGAGATGTTTGGCCCAACTCCACTTGATTCAGGTCCACGCTCTTGGAAATCTGAGAACTCACCCAAGCTCATCAAGCTCATATAAGAAGCTGGAGAAGCATAGAAGAAAGTTTCACCATTGGTGTAATCAACGCCTTGATCTAAGAGCTTCTGTAAGCCAGAGCGAACTAAAGCTGAAGTAAAGGTGTTATCTGCTGATAGACTTACATCATTTGCAGTTGCTGACTGAAGAACATCTACTGCGAGATAGTTTTCAATCTTCTTTGCAATTCCATAACCCATTGAACGAGCATAGAGGTTGAATAGATCGTATGAGCTTTGAACTCTTACAATATCTTCAATTCTCTTTGCTTCGTAGTGATGTTGATCCATACTTACTTGAGTTTCCCCATCAGTTTGAGCTGAGTAGGTTACAGCAGTATCTGCTGATTTAGCTGCAGCTGTTTCTTCACTCACACGAGGTACATGGATTGTATCGCCTTCGATAGCATCTGAAATATCAGTTACTTGGTTACGAAGTCTGAAATTTCTTTCTGCGTAATCCAGAATGGCATCACGCCACACCTCAGGAATAAAATTCAATTTGTTATCGTAGTGGCTTTTTATCCTCTACTTCTTTAGGTTTCCCTAAAGTTCGGCATATCTTTTCAACTTTCGTTGTCGAGGCCTCTTGGATACATTATATCTTTTCAGTATCTATGCTCTGCCCCTGACTGATCTTAGACCAGCCTTCGGTTCTGATTAGCTTATCTTACGACTTAGCCTTCCAGCTTAATTCCTCGATTTAGAGCTGCCAATTTACTTAGCAGCTGTTGTTGTTGTTACATTTGCCATTATTTATTTTTTCCTATTTCTTGCCC